TCACCGAAAGCAAATCCTCCCGTACGTGATCGGGTGGCTTCTGTTCAAGCTTTGCTGGAAAACGGGAAAGGAGAGGTAAGGCTGCAAGTGTCGGCCAACTGCAAGCGCACGATTGAATGCCTTGAGCTGCAGAGTTACACGGAAGCTGGTGACCCTGATAAAGATGCTGGTTACGATCACATGAATGATGCGCTTGGTTATTTGATCTATAGAGATTTCTCAATGCTGAATGCGCGTGCTGGTCGTGGCACGGGGATTAGACTCTATTGATGATTTAGCTTTTAGCCATGGCCCGCCGCTACGTCAGAGACGCCAAAGGGCGATTTGCTCCTAAAGGTTACACAGGGCAAACAGGCGGCAGAGGTGCGCGATTGAAGGGGAGCGGCAAAAAACGTGAAGGTGGTGGTGCAAAAGCAAATCTTTTAGGTCCGGGCGATCAAGCGATGACAAGTGTCCCCAAAGGAACTATTGGCAAAACGCGCAAGCTTAGGGGTCGTCAAAAAGTTGACATGACTGGTCAAGAATTTGCAAGATTTGAGGCAGGGAAAAAAGCCGCTAAGGCTGATATTTCTAGAAGAAAACAAGAAGCATTTTTCAAGGAAACGCAGAAAAAATTAGACAATGCGCCTTTGGCTAGAAAAGGTGGCGCTGAAATGAGCAAAGCTGAATTTGCTCGTCGGACTGGCGGCAAAACGCGAGCTGACAGCATGGGTGCTGCTATTGAGATGTCTCGCCAGCCAAGGGGTCGAACGAAGGCTGGCGACCGAAGAAACGAAGCGCGTCTCAGAAAGATCCAGGATGATGTAAGAGCAACTGACAAGGCTTATAACGCTGCGATTAAGTCCGGTTCTATAAAGAAACCCACGACAAGCCTTGCGCGTAAAGCTGCTGGCGAGCCAAGCAATCCCGCCGTACAAGCTGCTCAGCGCTTGCAGGCAAAAACTGCTGCCAAACGTGCAGCACGGCAGCGCGGTGACACTGCATCGGTAAATGTGCCAATGAGTGGATCACGTGGTCGTCGTCTTAACGCTGAAATCACCCGCAACGTCACGCAGCAACGCACAGCCAAACGCGCTGAAAGCCAAGCCCGTAATGCACAATTTAAGTCTGATCAATCACGCGCTAAAACACTTCGCGGAAAGTACGGCGATCAGCTTGCCAAGGATTTTGCCGCAAAATCAGGCCGTAAAGTCAGCGAGGTGAAAGCCGCGATTAAAGGGATGACACCATCGCAGCAAGTAAAGTTGTTGACTAAGGCTGGACGCGAGCAGCGGGCAAAAGCAAATCTTGCGCGTACTGCTGACACACGCAATCAGCCAGGTTCAAGCATGATTAGGCGCCCAACGCAAAAAATGACGCGTGGAAATCTTAGAGCTGAAAGGGCGCTAGAGTTTTACAAAAATCCGAAAAAAGCATTGAAGGCTGTAGACAAAACGCGACGTGGCTTCAGGATGCCAAGAGGTATGCGCTGATGAATAAGCCTAAAGTGACAGCAGTGGGCCGCATTTTGCGGCCTAAAAACGGTGAGCCTCGCAAACATCAGCTCATAAAAGTCGACGAAAGCGGCAAAGCTAAGATCGTCAAAGATGTCACGCTGCCTTAAGCTGCAGGCATCGGGCGGGTTTTAGCTGTGTATTCGGGTTTTTCTGGGCGGCAACGTATCGGCAACGTCACTCAGGTGAACGATCCGAATACCTCTTGGGTCAGCATGGAACCCCACTGGGGATTGATTGAAGTTTTATTGCAAGGCACTTACGGAATTCGCAAAAGCCACCGCAAGTTTTTGCCGCAAGAACCAAGAGAACTTGACGAGGCTTACGACAACAGGTTGCAACGGTCAGTCCTTGCACCGTATTACATCAGGTTGGAACGCATGTTGGCTGGGATGCTGACTCGTAAGCCTGTGCGCCTCGACGATGTTTCAGACGTTATCCGCGAGCAGCTGTTTGATGTTGACCTGCAAGGCAACGATCTTCAGACGTGGTTGTTCCAGACGAGCAGAATTTGCATTCGATATGGGCACGTCGGCGTCCTCGTAGATGCTCCGGCTTCTGGCGAAAACGGTAGACCTTATTGGGTAAGTTATACGCCAAGAGATATTTTAGGTTGGCGAACAGAATTAAAAGATGGCAAGCAAGAGCTGACGCAACTTAGGCTGCAGGAGAAGATTGTTGTGCCTGATGGTTTGTATGGTGAAAAGCAAGTTGAGCAAGTCAGAGTCTTAACTCCTGGCGCTTTTGAAATTCATCAAAAAGACCAGCAAGGTGATTTTAAAGTTGTTGATGAAGGTCGCACAAGCTTAAGTGAGATTCCTTTTAGTGTTGCCTACTCAAACCGTATGGGAGTGCTGGAGTCGATTCCGCCTCTTGCTGACATTGCTGAGTTGAACCTTCAGCACTATCAGGTGCAATCTGATCTGAGTAATCAGTTGCACATCAGTGCTGTCCCGATGCTTGCAATCTTTGGATTCCCGCAGTCAGCAGAAGAGATCAGTGCAGGCCCAGGTGAGGCAATGGCATTGCCAGAAGGTGCGTCTGCCCAGTACATCGAACCTGCAGGCAACAGCTACGACGCGCAGTTTCGCAGGCTTGAGCAGATTGCGTCACAGATCAACGAACTAGGTTTGGCTGCTGTGCTTGGTTCAAAGCTAGTTGGTGAGACGGCAGAGGCTAAGCGCATTGACCGCAGTCAAGGTGACAGCACGATGATGGTTGTGGCGCAGCAGATGCAAGACATGATCGATAACTGCTTGCGGTTCCATGCTCAGTACATGCAAGAGGCAAACGCTGGCAGCAGTTTGGTGAACCGTGATTTCATGGGAACAAGGCTTGAGCCTTTGGAGATTCAAGCGTTGTTGCAGCTCTACACCGCTGGCACGATTACACAGGAAACGCTGTTGCTACAGCTAGAAGCTGGCGAAGTGCTCGGCGATGACTTTGACGTTGAGAACGAATTAGAGGCTACGCAGAACGGTGGATTGATAGAGATGAACACGCCAGAGCCAACCCCTCAACCAGCAGAAGAAAGCACGATGCCAGAAGCGGAGGATGTCGAGGATGCTGAATAATGAGTTGGCTGGACAAGCTGCAGAGGCCACGGCCACCACGCAAGCAGGTTCTTTACTTTGCCCAAGATGATCTAAATAGCCAGTATTTTGCGGTTGTCAGATTCACTTGGTTTTGTGATGGCAAACTCTGCGGAGTTACGGAAATGGCTCTTCACAACTACGATGTGAACGTCATTGAGCAGCTAACTGTTGCTGTTGGTACTGCGTTGCGTGATGGGGCAGACGTATCGACTTTGTGTATTGCACCAGCTGACGAGCTAGGTCTTGAACCAACATGACAACACCAGCTGCGCTATATCGAAATGCGGTTGATCTAAACCGTTTCAGTAACAGCGTTGCGAAGCGCATTGCTGTTACTTACAACGATTTGATCCTAGAAGCTGTTGATCGGTTGCGTGGCATTGATGAATTGTCAGCACCGGCTAAGGCAGCAAGGCTGCGTGTGATTCTGGCTCAACTTAAAGAATCGTTAGAAGGATGGGCTGGAGCTAGCACTGCACTTGCTGTTGAGGAGCTGCAGGGTTTGGCTGTTTTGCAGTCTGAGTTTGTTGAGGAGCAGCTGCGCAAGGCATTACCGCTTGAGCTGCGTGACCAGATTCGCAGTATTCAAATTAGTCCACAGTTTGCTCAGTCTGTTGCGACTATTGATCCAACAGCAATCAATGTTGTTTCGCTGAGCGATGACTTGCAGGCTGCTGTGACTGGAGCGCCTGCAACGTTTCAGCTAACAGCTGCACAGGGCACAACGATCACTTTGCCAAACGGCAAGGTTTTGGAAAAGTCGTTCCGTGGTCTTGCTGAGTCGCAAGCTGACTTATTCGCCAAGACTGTGCGAAATGGTCTGCTAACTGGTGAGTCAACAGACAAGCTGGCAAGGCGCTTGAAAGGTCGTTTGCGTTTTGGACAACCTGGAAGCGCACGACAAATTGCACAAGCAGGGGGAGAGGTAACAGCTGTTGCAAATCATCAAGTGATGGCGTTGGTGCGCACAAGTGTGAATCAAGTTGCAAACTCTTCAAGTCAACAGACCTATGAAGCAAACCAAAGCGTTACCAGCCGTTATCGATATATTGCAACTTTAGACAGTAGAACATCACCTATCTGTCGCGCCCTTGATGGTCAGGAGTTTGATTATGG